TTTTGCAAATTGCCTATCTCTATAAACGCTTCACTGATATTGAAATTTGCCGTATCGATTTCAGCGTATATTATAGTGTTGTTGCTGTCAATGATGTTGCTAACGCTGTCAATTTCCCTATTAAGTCGGGTAATAGATGATATGTAGTTATTCGTATCTACCGCCCCTGCCGATATACTAGCTAATCCACTATCTACATAAGCATTAGTAGCCCAAATTGCGCTATCGGGGTCGGTTGTTAATGCTTGCCACACTACGCCATTATGTCGCCACCATACACCGTTAGGGGCTAAGTACGCACTACCTAAACTATCAAAAAATGGGTTAATCTTTGGTACTGCTGGTGGTATTAATTGCCTTACCCACATAGTCAATCTAAAGCTATCAATGGTGGTGCTATCTCGGAATAATACATGCTGTTGCCCGAATGATGCAAAGGGAATTGAAAGTAGCAAAATAAATAATAATCGTTTCATTTGTTTGTTGTTTTTTATGGTTCAGGTACATAATTTGTACCTCTGTTGTCCCTTGTTAAAAATGTTTGTACCGCTTGATTAGTTACAAGTGTTGGGTCATACATAAATGTCACTCCCGAAAAGTCCGAAGTATCAGCATCTTCTATACCGCTATCAACTAATAATTTTACTAAAAAATCAAGCGACCCATAAACAATGATACATACATCGTATGCACTTTGCCCGTCACGTGCTTTATATTCTCGTAGCATAAGGTGTAATATTTAATGTTGATGTACTCTGTACGATTGTAGCATCTATGTTAGTATATCCATCGTTGGTAAGTTGCAGTTTTATTTCACGTTGTAATTGCTGTTGTCTACCTGCCGAATTAAGATAATACATTAATCCTACACCGTCTGCTGGGTATTGTTTCCAACTTAACGGGGTAGCCTCTAGCGTATCTGTTATATGCTGTGGGTCTGACAAACCATAACTAAAATCATTGTTATTTATCAGTAGGTCGCCACTATCATTACTTAGTATGTCTTGTGCTGCTGCCATTATATACCCCCTCCATGTTTTACTTTTGGATTCTCAATTTGTGTTTCTATTGTTAGTGGTAGAATTGATGCGCAATAACTTGCCAATGCAGTGGTAAATGCAGCACCTAAAACAGTGCCTAATACGGGTATTGCACCAATGCTTGTTATAGCTGATGTAAGTGCCAATAATTGCACCTTCAAAGTATTCACATCATTTTGTAAATCATTCCACGCATTAACTGACGGGGTAACTTTCATTAATCCCCCGTATTCATAACCTTGCAATTCCACGCCATTATCATACACCTTAACTGCCGAACCACCACCAACTAACAATATTTCATCAACTTGACTAAATTGAATTACAGTAGGTGTTATTAACTCAGAAAGCATGATTTTAACCGTACTACCTACCGTTGGTAGTATTAGTACACCGTCATCAATATCTGCCATTAATTGCGCTGGGAATGGCTGTAAATTATCACTTAGCGGTTGAACCGTACAGGTACGCTCACTAGCTGATACATCAGTAACCTCACATACCATTACCTGTATGGGAAATTTACCGTACGTACCTGCTAGTATTTGTATTGATTCCGCTATGCTCACTACACATCAATTTTATAGTCCAAAGTAATAACCTGCCTAATCCCGATACTAACACCGCTCATATAAGTAACTGACCTTACTTTATATGTTCCGTTTCTATCTTTTAATATTGGGTCTTCAAGTTTTATATTATCTCCCATCGGTATAAATGGTATGCCAAAGGTAGTAAATGAACCTTTAAAACCTGTATAATATTTCTTTTCTAGTTCGTTTTTTGCAAGTTCCGTTAACTCCTTTGCGGTGGTAGCGTATGGAAAGAAAAAGGTCATACGTTCACCCCCTTCATTTGGTGGTATCTGCGATGTATCGGTAATGGTTTTGCTAGTTAATTTACCCTGACTATCAAGCGAAACAAACACCATTAATTTACGTGTTGTGGTCTTACTTGCACCGTCTTTAGTGCTACCGCTTACCTTTTGCTTATAATAACTTTCGGCTGTTGCAGAAATAATAATATCTTCTTTGCGCTGATACTCTAGCACATCGCTAATAATGTTTTTTTGAAACCTAAATATAAACGGTCTTGACGGGTTTTGTACATCCTTTTGGTAGTAGGTAGGGTAGCCTATTCTTATTTCATTACCATGTATATACACCCCTACTTTATAGGCACTTTTAATCCTTGCAAGTACCTGCATTACCGTTTCATTTTTGGTAAAGAAAGTACCTATATTAAAGTCTATTTTAGTAGTAGATTCAGTTGCCACTACTAAGCCTGTACCCTTTACTAAGTCGGTTATAATGCTTTGCAGCGATACCCCATTGCCGTACACCTTATCAGGGGCTTTTATCTGCTTTAATATCCATCCGTTATCTTCACACTCCAACGTAATAGGCATCTTGCTATGCACCTTCGATATAAAGCCCTCAAATTTAAGTGTCACATCTTGCACCTGTGAACCTAACGCATTTACGTACCAATACCCCGTCTGTACTACTATCCTATCGCCACGTAAAAACAAAGGGTCTGTACCATTGCCAATATCTATATTAGTGCCTAATAATGGTACACTATTCCCGTTTAAATCCTTAGCAACTACATTCTTTGGTATAACTACCGTAGCATTATTTGTAAGGTCTTCCCAGCCGCTTTTGCACTCGAATTTGTTAAGATAATTCAATGTCATTACCTTATTTCTGTTAGGAAATCTAGTAGTGGGAATTTGTGTAATTTCCACATAATTAAAGCAACGATATAATATAGAATTTGCCATTATTGAATAACTAAGATAGCACTATTTGAACTACTAAAGGTAATTGATATTGGTTGTTGTGATATCCCCCCTGCCACTTGTGGTATATCAAATTCTCTTACCACCAAATCGTAAATATCAAAGTTCTGTAAATACCATGATTTTACTTTGATTGGTATTGGTGCTGTTAGCATATCTTTCATATTGCGCACTGCCTGAGTAGGGTAAACCCCGTTAACACCTACAAGTATCATTTCGCACGATATGTTGTAATTTCTTAGCCCTATATACTCTAATACCGCCCCACTATCGCTACCCTGTATTTCTGTTTCAATTATGTTTTTTTGTTGGTTAACAGTAATCAAAACTTCATTAATTTGTATATCAGGGTACTGCCTACGCCTACCATCAAAATCTAACCATTCGCCCCCCTGAAATTCAATGTTAGCATATACTGGTAACCCAAATTGCGAACTACCTACACTATCCATTGTAGTAACTAATGTAGTTGGTAGTTGTGGTGTTTCGGGGGTTACTGGAGCAAGGGGCTGCGGTCTTTGCGAAAATATAGCACGTGCCAAACCAAATACATCAGGGGGATTTAACACCGTTTGAACTGCTGGTATTAATGCTGGTGCAACTGCATTGATATTAATTATTGCGGCTGGCACTGCCTGTTGTTTACCTGCCGCCTGTATGTCATTGATAACTTGTTCTATTGCCATTAGTCTGTAATTTGAGAGTCGTTAATTGCATCTGTTAATACTTGCGTTACCAACCTTTTTATTTCGGGTGCGCTTTCTTTTAGCGTTTGTGTTTTTACATTAAATTCATGCACCAATCCACCGTTAATAGTTACATAAGTGTTGCGCACTTGTTGCCCTGTTACTTTGCCTATATCGCCTTTAAGTGCATCGCTAGCTTGTGCATCTGTTTTTTTAGGTGTTAACCCATATTTATTTAATACTCTTCTATCCCCACTACTTGCCAAATATGACCACCCTTGATTAGGTATAAGTGTACTTGGCTGTATTGGGCTTACATTTCTAGCAGCCCTATTTTCCGCCTCTTCTTTTCTTAGCCTTTGGAAATATGGAGAATCGCTAAACTCGAACCCTATTTCCCTAAAAGTAAACATATCCTTTACAGTCATATCGTCTGCTCTTAATATGCCTGCTGCCGCTAATGTTGCCCCTACAATAAATACGGGTAACGCTAATGCCGCCACACCTGCCGATAAACCAGCAACACCAGCCGATACCCCTGCCCCGCTTGCTGCCGTTACGCCTACCGATAACCCTGCTGCGGCTGCCGCTTGTGCTTCCAACCCTGCTACAACTGCTGCCGATGTACCTGCATACGCTAACTGCGAAGCCCCTAACGCCTCATATTCTATAGCTAAAGCCGCTACTAATTCAGCCTCTAAGGCAAGTGCTGTATTTTCTGCCGCTACTGCTGTTGTGTTTGCTATTGTGGCTGCTGTAGACGCTGCTGTGCTACGTGCTAAAGCCCAATTTACTAACGATGTAGCGTATGTAACACCTTTCCATAACACATACGCCTCAACTGCAAATTTAACCGTTTTTACCAACCCACCTACATACTCACCATTTTTACCTAACCATTGAGCAAGTGTAGCGAATGACTTTATCGTATCTTCTATTGTTGGTTGTAAAGCCTTAAACATAGCAGGTAACGCCTCAATCAATGGCTTACTTGCATCCATGAAATCAGATAATGCAGGTAGTAACGCTTCGCCTAGTTGCTGTTTAGCCATGTCGATGTTACCCTGCATAGCCATTAGTTTACCTAATGGTGTTTCAGAAATACTATCTAACATACCAAAAAACATACCACCCTCACTGGTCACAGATTTAAAAGCATCTTTAAGTACTTGCGCACTTAATGCTCCCCTTTGCATTTCATCACGCAATACTTCCACTGATTTACCTGTAGTACGTGAAATTTCCTGTAATGGGTTAAAGCCTGCATTAATCATTTGGTTAACCTCTTGGCTCATTAGTTTGCCGTTAGCACTAACCTGACCCAATGCAATTATTAACCCTTGCATCTTTTCTTTGTCACCCATTGACACATCACCCAACTGCTTTAAAGTAGGCAATATATCTTCTACAGCTATTCCAAAACCCATTAAGGTTCTAGCCCCACCGAATAACTCCGTACCAAATATACTATCGCTTATATACTTATTAAGGTCGCCAAATAGCATATTGCCTATTGACTTATCGCCTGCCAATGTAGCAAATTCCGAACGTAATTTACTAGCGTCAAGACCTGCACTAATTACACTTTTAACTTGGTCAAGTGCCGCCCTACCTGCAATCTCTACGCCACGTGATAGCATCGTTCCGAGTGCCATTGCGCCACTCGTTTGCAAGAATGAACTACTTATCTTATCACTAGCTAACATAGCTGCATTTAGCCTATTAACGCTATTTACCGCCTCATCAACATTTGCATCAAAGTTATTGACATTACGATTGGCATTGTTAAGTGTACTACTTAACATATCACGTAACGAAATCTGATATTGTACGTTATTTACCATTGTAACTTAGTTTAAATAAATAAAGGGCTTTCGCCCCTTACTATTTCATTAACCCTAATTTTCTTAAAGAATAATCAATCCTTGCACATGCCTTTGCAAATTGTTCATCATTTAGCGTATCTGCATCTATTCCCGTATAGTAGAATATGAGTGCTGCCATGTGGTCAAGATAATCGACATCATCGCTTAATTTCTTGTCAACTATTTTTTTTTAATAAGGTCGATTGAAATCTTAACAAATGCTGCCGCCTTTTCACCTGCCGCAAATATTACAGCATCATAATCCCTATCTTGACTAAGTAGCCTTTTATCGCTTATCTCAGTCAACAAACACGCTTGTAATGCCACCATATTGCCCATGAAATGCGACTTTAGTATTTGGTCGCCTATGTTCGCTTTTGTAGCCCTGTTTGGTTCTTTTAAAAAACCTACTATCGGTTGTCCGTTCATCGTGTCTTTAGGGTCAAGGAATAACAACGGCTCAATTTCAGCCCCGTTATGTTCTACCTTTAATTCTGCGGCACGTTTAACCAAATCAGCACTAAGCAAATCAATTTTTTCGGCTAATAGTTCTTGTTCGGTCTTTACAACTTCGCTCATTATACGTGTGTTATCCCTGCAATAATGAAGGGTATTGTTACTTTAATAGATGTGTCACCGCTTGCTACTGTCAATGGGTCTTCCATGCACTCAGCCGCTTCTAAGTTATCTTGTGCAAAGTTCACACTATCACCGCTAAATATAACCTGAAATTGCGCTGGTGGTATGTTTAATGGGTCTTTATTTGGGGCTGCATTTACTACCGCTTGCCAACTATCCCGATACATTTCAATACTACATTCGTATGTCTTATTGCCATACCCACGACTGATAGGCGACACACCTAATCCATAGTTATTTTCTTTCGTTTGGGTAGCTTTGTAGTTAATGCTGGTAATGCCCGATTGAGCAATACCATACATTACCACTGTTACGTTAGACGCACTATAAGCTATACCGTTAATCAATACTGTATCTGCCATTATAAAGAGGTTGTAAATCCTATGTTAACAATTATGTTTCTAGCTACCCCGTTTATCAACAACTGCAATCTTACAACAATAGTAGATGTGGTTAATACATCTTGATTTGGGTCTATTGTCACTAAAAATGCAGACAACTCACCATTACGTACCATGTCATTAATTGCGGTCGTTAATAGCCCTGAAAATGCCGCTATTGTAACGTTTGTTAGTGTACCGTCTGCATTAAGTGTAAGAGGCGAATTAAGCTGTGGTAAAAGGGCTGTATAAGCTAATCTACCTGCCTTGTCTATCGTTCTGTTATTCTCTATGTATGCGAAGTCACTTGCTACACTTACTGCTGTATGGCTATCGTTAAAATAGCTACCTGATAGCGATGTGTATTTACGAAGGAATATGTAACGGTAGCTGTTAAGTTGGTTAAGTGTGTTTTCAGATTGTGCCACCCAACTTTGACCATTTGTAAACCCTATTGTATCACATTCAACACCATTACTAACATTGCAACGTTCAACCCATCCGATATTCTCACTTACTTTTAGTAGTGATACCATACCTAAACATGCACCGCCTGTAGTAATTCCTTTGCCTGTAGTAAGGTAAAGAAACGCACCCTGACCGCCTGCATCTTGCGATATAACAACACTTACCTTGTATGCCGTAAGCGTGTTAAGGTTTAATAGTTGTGGTAAATTCCATGAAGCACTTGGCGCATATAACACCTCGTAAGGCATTTTTAAAGCCTCAGATATTACCTGTGCTGCCTGTAATGCTGTGCAATCAGAAACTATATTTGCTGCTGTACGTGCTACATCGTTATACACTAATATCTGCCTAATTTCGCCCTGTGCAAAATTCTGCAAATCATTCATTTCAACGAATGTATAAGATGACGGTACGGGATAAAAACCAACCCATACTTTACCTCTTGGCTGTATGCGGAAATACTCAGATATGTGATAATGCCACAAACCTAACTTAGTAGCTACGCCACCTGCAAACTGTGTAAGCGTACCTGCTAATGTACCTGTAACGTTGTCTGCTATTGGCGTACCTGAATTAAGGGCAATTCCTAAGCCTGTACGTGCTATAATGGTAATGGTATCAGTGCCTGCGGTATATGTGGCACTGTAGCCATGTGTTACTGTACCTGCATTGATTACCGCTACCCATGCAGCACCCTGTAAGTCTATTGTAGTATCTCCAGCCCCTACAGTATAAGTACCTAAGTCAACCGTTCTAGTTACGCCTGTTTCGATTGTAGGCTCTGTAATAACAAATTGACCTGTATCACCCGTTGCACCGCTTGCAGTTATCTCATATTCCGCCTCTGCTGCCGTTTCGTCTGAATAGTCATTTGTTATGCCTAGATTTTCAGCGTCTACCAATGAAGATAATGGCTGCTTATTGTATGTACTGGTAAACCCACTTGGTAGGGTAGATGTGTAAAACACCATACCGCTTACGAAGTCAAAACCAGCCAAAGGGCGACCTAAGCCGCCCTGTGATTTTACTATGGTTACGTTATTTAAAGCCACTGTATTAGTAGTTTAACTTTGTGAATAAATGGCACTAATTAGGCTGTAATCTCTCTGCTACATATACGAATGTTCGTACCATCAAATACACCTTTTACTGTAGCTGTTTTAGATGCTGTAACGGTAACTGTTCCGCTTGACAAAAAGTTAGTACCGAATGTTACAATACGGTTTGTGCCGTCTGCTGCAAGTAAGAATGTAACCTCATCACCAATGTACATATTGGTAACAACCGCATTTATTGTAGCTGCGCCCGTTAGCTGTGCCACATTAAAGCATGTAAATTGCGCTGTAGCCGTTACCGATATAGTAGATGCAAACGCCTTAGCTTGATAATCTTGTGTAATAACACGACCTGTTGTGTCTTGGTTTGCACCTGTAACGACACGTGGAGTATTTGGCATTGTATAAAAATTATGTTGTTAAATAATATTGTTTTAAATAATCATAGCCTTACGGGGCTATAAGTGTTATGTGGTTAGATAACTGGACCGTAATAAACAATCTCCTCATCCCAACCAAAATTTACATCAAGTTTCATCAGCATTTTAACAAACCAAAGTTCACTGTTAGCTTGCAATTGACGCAATACCAAACCTTCATCTGCTACGCTGTTCATACCTACCCAAAGGTTACTTTCAGTAGTTGCCATACCTTTTGCAAACACATACGTGTTAGCTGCAAAGTCTGCTATACGCACAACCTCAGCACCCCAAAAACGAGTAGATGTAGCATTTGCATTAAGTGTAGATGCATCTGGTCCTTTGTAGGTAAGGTCAACCAAAGACTGCTGATACAAATCATACGTGTTGTATGAAAGGTATATTTTCATGTTAGGGTCAAACCTCAAAGCCTCAGGTAGCAATGCACGACCTCTTAACAACTCAGCCTGTATATTAACTGCTGTTAGCGTAGTAGGTGTAGATACTTTGTTAGTGCTTGTGCTGTCACTTGCTTTTTTCAACCAACCATCAAAATAGCGATATATTGAAGGTGCTGCAAGTGTAGTGTTACCGTTCCACATGATTTTATTCATGTACTTTTGGTGACGTTGCATAACACCTTGTACTACTACTGACTCTGCGCTATATGGTAACGCTCTATCTATCAATGTAGGGTCAAGTTGTGTTGCAAACCAATGGTCTTCAAAATCACGTGGGTTAAACTCCATGTATATCATGTAGTCTGCTGGGTCGATAACCTGACCTGTTACAGTCATTGTACCCCTAGATGTTGGAGTAGCTTGACGGTCTTGTATCAGACTTTCATAATCACTATCCCAACGTGGTATTGTGAATTTCTTTTTAATGCCGTCTTTTACATAAGCATTACCACCACCGATAGTATCGTTTGATGTGATAGCCTTTACTATGAATTGACTTGCAGCTTCACCAGCGTAGGTGGTGTCCGTTATTACTAAAGCATCTGCCATTGTTACTGTATTTTAATTTCGTTAATTAATAAGTTGTGAAAAATTATAGTTGACCTTTAGTTTTTGCGATACGTGCCATTGTTAGGGCAATGCTATTTTGCGAACCGCCAGCCTGAGTATTTACCACTTTAATAGTATCGGCTTTTTTGTTTACTACCATGTTGGTAAGTAGGTTTTTTGTAGCCTCAAATGATGTAGCTTTTTCATCTTTGTTTTTACCAACCGTAGCGGTATTAACATAGAATTTAATAGTCGCTTCATCGTTATTAATTTTGCCTAATTCAGCAAAACCTTTAACCATGTTGGTAGCTTCCATCATTCGGTTTTCTTCTTCCGCTTCTTCCATCATTGACTTATATTCGTCAATTTCTTTCTGTAGGTTGTCGCACTTCTCACGCATTGCAGCAAGTTCATCGGCTGTTTTTTTAGCCTTGTTTTCTGCAACTGTAAGATTAACCTCACTTGCTGTTAGTTTGTTTTGCATAGCCTCTACAGCCTCTACAACCATAACATCGCTAGCCGCCTCGTGAAGCCCCAGCTTATTTGTGATACTTGCACTTATTCTAGTGTCTGCCATTGTATTTGTTTTTGTTTGTTTATTAAAATCTTTCGGTAAAAGTGAATTTACTATTGTTACTGCCTCTTTCCAT